TACATTGTTGTTGATGACCAAGCACTCGTAGTTTTCTGTGCATTGGTCCATCACTTGCGAAAACGCCTCAAATGTGGGGAACATGCCGGCGTAATTCTCGTAAATGCGCTTCCTGTTGGCCAGGTAGTTTTCTCTCAAAATAAAAACAAAATCAATGTTTGTGCGCAGTGTCGGCGGGATGCCAAGAGGATATTGCATTGTGATGACTAACATGATCTTCCAGTGTCTTCCGTTCATAAAAAGTAATCGCATCATTTTATCTTTCGCCCATGTGTTGTCATACAGGCAGTCATCCAGGATAACGAATGCGCGCGGGTCAATGCTGCTGCGCTTAAATGCCTCCATCTCTTTTCGCATTTGCTTGAGCACTTGGCGCTGGCGCTTCAAAATGTTCTCAATGATTGCAGTATTATACTCGTTATGGATGAAGAGCTTGGGCACGAGCTTGCCGTAAAACCCGTTCCCCTCTTCCGTGCCGGCGACAACCGTGCCAATCGGGATATCTTGATGGTAGTAGAGCAGGTCGCGCACGAGAAATGATTTGCCGGTATCACGTCGCCCAATAAGTACTACGACAGGCCCTTTCGACTCGTTAATCTTAAACGTGATGCTTTTCATATCAAATTTTTTTAGTTCTAACGTCATATATATTTATTAACGTTTTTTACAAAAATAATGGTGCGCAAAACAACGAACTCGCATTGCTAAAGACTTTCGCGCGAAATATATAGTTTGTTTTTATAATTTTTGCTTTTAAATATATAAAACAATTAAAAACAACTTAAAGACAACACTATTATAAATGTATAATAAGATGCAAGAGTTGAATATCGTTGAACTTATTGAGAAGAACCCCATCGCGAAGCTAACCCAAACCTACAATAACAAATTGTTATGCAAAATTAAAGAAAATTTTGTTGGGTTTGAGCAACAATTATTTGTGAGCAGCTTTTATTGCTATTTGAATTATGATAAAGCGTTGGATTATGTAGTGGACTTAGATGATATTTGGAAGTGGTTGGGGTTTACACAAAAAGTGGATGCAAAACGATTATTAGAAAAATATTTTACACTTGAAAAAGATTATAAAAACATTGCTTTGGGCTATCCCAAAGCAAAAATAGTTGATGAAAATATAGTTTTGAAATTTGGAGGAGAAAAAATAACGGAGGATGTAACAGTTAATAATCCGGAAGAACAAACTGAAAAACGTGGTGGACATAATAAACAAAAAATAATGTTAAACATAAAATGTTTTAAATCGTTGTGTTTGAAAGCACAAACCAAAAAAGCCGGCGAAATCCACGATTATTACATAAAACTGGAAGAAGTGATGCACGACATTGTTGATGAAGAGACGAACGAGTTGAGAACACAATTGGAACAAAAAGATAGCATAATCCAATCTAAAGAACAAGAAAAAAGTAAATTAGAACAAGAAATAATCTCAACGAAAAAAGAAAAACAGCGCGCGGTAGAACAAGCGACGATTGCGCAGTTCCCTTTAAATACCGAATGCATATATTTTGGCACAATAGAGAATACCAATGATGCTAAAGAAAGTTTACTAAAGTTTGGCCACACGAATGATTTGGCAACAAGAGTGCAAGACCACCGCAAACACTATGACACATTTATTTTAGTAGAAGCGTTCCGCGTGCAAAATAAAGTGGAAATAGAAAATCTAATTAAAACCCACCCGAGAATAAAAGGGCACATTCGCAGCATTGAAGTCAACGGGAAAAACAAAACGGAGATTATTGCATATGACAATACGAATTTCACATTAGGGCGGTTATCCAAATGCATCAGAGATATAATACATTCAAAGACGTATAGCATTGACAATTTCAACAAATTGATGCGCAGAAATGAAGAATTAGAGGAGGAGTGTAAAATGCTGAAAGAACAAAATGCAAACAACAATGCGCAACTGGTAAAACAATCATTAGAAATAAATGAATTGAAAGAAACACTCGCGGCACTTAAATCTACAGTAGAAACCGTGAAAGAAACGCATCAGTCGGTGTATCAAAATGTGTTATTGCCGGAAGATGAGACGATTAAAAAGTTTAATGAGTTTGTCATGGCGCAATGCATTGTTCGCGCAGATGTGGAAGACCTTTCGGTTAATATTGAAGGCCGGTTCCGTATATGGAGCCACACAAAACCAACAAAGGAGACGTTCCATTTATTAAAGAATTATTTGGATACCCGGTTTAAACCCAAGCGCATTCAAGGGTCACACGGGTATGTTGGCATTATTTTGAAAACCGCGGAATATAAAAAGACGGAGTTAAATTCTAGAGTGGAAACATTTATATTTCAGCGCTGCAAGTTTTCAGATACTGGCAAAATATTGAACTCAACCTTGTTGAAAGAGTATTGCAACTGGATGGTAAGCATAGATGCAATCAAGAGGGAAGAACTGACAGATGATAATGGAAAGAACTTCATGAAAGAAATTAAAGAATATTTGAATGCAAGTCCTTATGCACTGAAGGCGACGGTGTGGTTAGAGAATGAAAGCAACGAAGGATATTATGGAATAAGTCTAAACAATTCAAATCAATTGCAAAATGCAGATTCTAAAAATAAGTTTTCAACAACAGGTAAAAAAGTAGAGAAAAGAGAAGTCGCAGAGCCGCACAATATTCTTGGCAAGTGGGATACAATCGCAATGGCCGCGCAAATGGAGAATGTAAGTGCGGCGAAGATGAGCCGCAGCATAAAAAATAAATGTGTGTTTGATGATTATTACTATTGTCTTTCTACGTGAAAAGAACGCATTTGCAAATTCTGTAAATAAATGTAACCCGTGCTGCGTTGTAGATGGGTTCGCATAAGAATGATTGTAAATGACGAAGTCACTGTAATTATAGATGATTAGTAATAAGTAATTGGTAAATAATGTATAAAAAGTAATAAATAATTTTGTTACTTTTTATGATGTCATGCATAATCTTAAAATAAAAAATGTTGTGCATAAATATAAATAACTTATTAGTTCACATTTGAAAATAGTATTACGTTTATTTTTCTCAATACAACAGATAAATCAAATGCGTTATCGTTAGGATTATATCTAATTATTTTATTTCCTAATGATAATATGTATTTTTCTCTAATTTTTTCTTGTTCTGCATCTCTGTCTTTATGATTAAACTCATCGCATTCAACTACCAGCTTATGGTCTATAAAATATAGGTCTGCTTTATAATTACCAATTGCAAATTGGCGTTTAACATTTAATGCATCTTTGTATGAATTTTCAATAAACCCGATGGTTTGATTTTCAATACACATACATAAATTTAATTGTTGCACATTTCCACTTACATTTACAATGTATCTATTTCTTAAATTATATGAGTTTTTTAATAGTTCAAACGCCTCTTCCGTAAGAAGATAATGCATCTTGTTTTGACCTCCATGTTGTTTTGTGACAAGACATTTAGTTTTTTCAACAATATAGTGAACGCCAACTTTATAATTTTTTTTTAAATGTTTCACAATTGTATATTTTTGACCAGTTAAATATAACAATTCATCAATATTTCGGGTGAATGACATTGTGTTGCATAGTTAACAAATTTATAAAAATAAATCAATTTTTTTACTTTGCGCGCTGGAAATTAGTAAACCCCGACCAAAAAACCAACCACCGGGTTTTTCCAAATGGGCGGAATATATCCCGAGTATAAAATAATATTCGCGATATTGGCGAGCACATGAAGCCCGCTATGCAAATAAACAGAATTCCAATATTTGCCGTGATTGTAATAATAGTGACTGAATGGATATAGAGAGCATCCTAAACAAGTGAGAGCATAGTAGCCAATGTAATATTGAGACTTGTATGCGCGCAGCAAATGATAGGTAAGACACCCGCCAATCCACCAAATGTCCATAGTCCGGCGCCAGTCGTAACGCGGGTCGCGCCAATAATTGATGGAGGTAAGAACTGCGATGCCATCAATAATTGCAATTCCGGTGTAAGAACGGTACCAACAATATAATGTGCCAATCCCGGTGACTAATGAGGTTTTCAATAAAAAGCGAGACTGTTGGGGCGTAAATTTGAGGGGGGGGGTGGAGTTTTGTCAGTGAATAAAGAAATCATGGAATAAGGACGGGTAGATGTGGACGGAGGATATATGCGAAATGTTAAAGGCATAACGGTGAGGGTGTCGTGGATAACAATAATATATACTACATTGTTGTTATTAAGTAGGTTAATAATATATTATTTATGCGAAGTAAGTAAACTTGTATCACTTACCAAATATTCATCAGTTAATGCTAAGATTTCAAATAATCCTTTTATAAAGGGTATTTTTTCGCTGACAGTATCTAATTGCTTTAATTTTTTTACATAATCATCTGCATTGCGAATGGCATAATGGTGCAATGATATATTTATATTCGCATAATTTTGTTCGGATAGTAAAATCCCGTTACAGTTATCGTAATTATTGTTACTTTCATAGCCGTAGTTATTAATAACTGTTCCTTTAGAACGATTTTTATGTAACCATAGTTTGCATCCTTCTACAAGCATAGAGGTTCTAACTATTGATTTACCGAAGTCATTCGCATTTTTAATTAACCAACTTAAGTCGCCGATTTTGTCGTAATTTATTCTCTTGGTGTTTTGTTGTGTTGAAAATGTGGATACTATGTTGTTCTCGGGGTCGAATGAAGGGTTTATAATGTTCCAGATTACATATATTGTTCCAATATGGTCGGGCACTTCAGAAATATATGTCTTTAGAGTGTGTCCATTTTTACCAAACATAAACTCATCCGCGTCTACTATTATCGCCCATTTTGTTTCCTGAATTATAATTGGATAAAAATGTTCATTTAATAACGTTTGATGGCCGCGAGCACTAGAGTTAGTTTGTAAAATTCCCATGTTACGATTGTCTGTGATTAGGGTCACGATATCTTTGTATTGTGGTTCATTGCAAAGTTCTTGAATATTATCATTGCTGTTATTATTAATTATATAAAAATGTTCTACCCCTTGTTTTAAATAATGCTCTATAAAGTCTGGCATATATTTTGCTTCGTCTTTAATGCATAGACAAACAGATAATAAATATTTATAATCCATATATTATAACTTAGGATAAGTATTTAAGTAATAATACATGGATTATAAATATTTATCGGTCGGGTTTGTTCTCAATGAACTTGTTATTAGTAAGTTGTTTTTAATCTCGCGAAATATGCGTTTTAACTTGACAAGGGCATAAAACTTTAGAAATGCGCAAAATTACCTTCCAATTTATACAAATTTGCATTTTTATATTTAGTTATTATATGTCTATAATTCGTCGCAGAAGTAAACAAATTAATAAGTCAAATTATTACAATCTTCGCGCAAATAATTTGATACAAGCGCGTGGACCAGTGGAGCAATTAATTGTATATGAAAGGGTGGACCCCCCGGTTGGAAGTATTGTGGCATATACAGTAAACAATTCACCTACGGGTTGGTTACTATGCAATGGCACTAGTGTCAACAAGGAAAAATATCCCGCGCTATACGAAGCCATTGGCAACACATTTGGCGGACTTGTAACGGACTTGTCTTTTAATTTGCCCAACTACCAAGGCGCCTTTTTACGTGGTATTGGCGCAAACAATGGATACAGTGGTCCTTCTACTATTTCTTCCTATCAGGGTCACGCAACGCAAACGCACAATCACACGGCGACTTCTACTGTTACAGATGGACTACACAGACATACACAAAATGAGCACATCCACACTACGTCAACCGTTATTACCGACCCTGGGCACGCACATACACAAAATACAAGGCAAGATGATTTTAGTAATGATGGCGGGGTTCCTTTCCCCGAGATCCCAAGTTTTACATCTGATGCTGGCCCTGTTATAGCGCCGTGGAACAATATAAATAATGCAACCACAGGCATAAGCGCGACTACTACCGTAAATCCCACGATTGCCACTATGCTGGACGCATCTTCCAATATTACTGTCAGCACCACGATTGGAAATAGCACAACCAATGTTGCAACTGAAACGAGACCGTATAACTATGGAGTGTATTGGATTATTAAATATTAGGCGCGTGTTGGCAAAGCATACTATGCATTATGCATTATATGATATATAATACACAATATACACATTATTCAAAATTAGATTAGAACAATAGCGCAGAAATTAGTTTAAAACGAATTTAATTTGTATATTAAAACACTAATGGCATTGTTATTGAATTATCAAAAAAGGAAGAACAAAGAATTATTCAAAGCTTTAGAAATACACGAAGAAATCCAATTGAGCAGCGCGCAAAATTACATCCCCATTTATACCAAGTTTTTCGCGCTGAATGAAACCAATTATAATTCGGTGAATTTAAACCATCCGTGGGCGTTGCACAAGCCGGTTATTGTGGAACAATGCGACAAGAATAAAAATAGTAAAGCACCTAAAAAAAAGGAAGAACCAGAGGATGACGATGAAGAAGAAGAAGAAGAAGAATGCAATAAAAATATCTTCACATTTATGGTAAAGAATTGTGAGAACGAGAGGACGAGACAAGTAGACGTATTTTTGAAGATGGCGCCGTTATTGAACCCATTTAAGTATTTGGTCGGCAAGTATAGCGACTACGGCCAGACGTTGTTCAATCTGCCGGCGTTTGCTGGGAATGAGCAGGTGCATCCCTCAATGTTGGACCCGAATAATTCAGCATATGTGGACGGCCATTTCACTTTTTTGACGAGCACCTTAATCCATAAGCATGGGTTTATTCATGGGGTGGACTATTATGGCGCGTTTTTAGGGTTAAAGAATAATTTTATGGTGGATGTGATTGATGATTTGGATTATTTAGTGGAAAGTGAGTTTTTCAATAAGCATAAAGGCGCGAACAATGGTGACGCCACGAATGAACAATTGTTTACAATTGAGGACTATTCGCATTTGATGGTGGACCCCAATTTGGGCAATAAATTAAATCCGCTTAAAATCCATAACGCTAGCTTGAGCGCATTGTCGGTAACATCCATTCACGATGACTTGTATGAAGACTTGTTTGAGGTGCCTACAGTAGAATTAGACGGTCATGAGCATTTAACATTGCACGATTTAAAAGAGTTGTCCTTGGAGATGGTTGATTTCAATGTGGATGAGCCAAAAGAAGAGGCATCATCGGCCACATATAAAAAAAGCGCGAACAATAAGGTGTCTACCAATTCAAGTTCAAGTTGTTCCTCTAGAACGTCGCATACAAATAGCAATGATATAATGGAGGAGGAGGAAGAGGGGGAAAAAGGAATGCAAAATAAGGATGAACAAGATGCAAAGGATGAAAAAGACGATGATAAAGGGGATGATAAAGAAGAAGACGATGAGCAAGAGGATAAAGAAGAAGATAAAGAACAGGATAAAGAACAGGATAAAGGAGAGGATAAAAGTGAATGGGATGATTGTTCAAGTGGTAAATGTTCTTCCTTTATGAATGAAGAGGAAGAAAAGTTGTATGCCACCATTAATAAATTTCCGGTGCAGGTCATTGCGATGGAGTGCTGTGATGATACGTTAGATAACCTTATTCTTACAAGCGACTTGAACAATGAGGAGTGGATTGCGGCGCTCATGCAAATTATAATGATATTAATCACGTATCAGCAGGTGTTTTCATTTACGCACAATGATTTGCATACAAATAATATAATGTATAATGATACGAATGAAAAGTATATATATTATTTGTATAAAAAGCAATACTATAAGGTGCCGACATTTGGGCGCGTGTTTAAGATAATTGACTACGGTAGAAGCATATATAAATGCAATGGTCAAATTTTTTGCAGTGACAGTTTTCAGTCAAGCAACGATGCGTCTACGCAATACAACACGGAACCGTATTTCAATGGGTCTAAACCGAGATTGGACCCGAATTATAGTTTTGATTTGTGCCGATTGGCGTGTTCCATGTTTGATTTCGTGGTGGATGATTTAGAGGATGTGAAAGACACAAGCAAGTGCGACCCGCATGTGAGAATAATTAATGAGTGGTGTTTGGACGACAATAATATCAATGTGTTGTACAAGACGAATGGCGCGGAAAGGTATCCCGGGTTTAAGTTGTATAAGATGATTGCGAGGTGTGTGCACAAGCATGTGCCAAAAGCCCAACTGGAACGGCCGGAGTTTGCAAAGTTTTTAGTGTCAAAAACAAATGTAAAAAGGAACGCGCCGTTGATTAACATAGATGGTATGCCGAGTTATGCATAAGGTGATAATGCGATAAGGCGATAAGGCGATAAGGCGATAATGCAATAATATGATTATATTTTATGTAAATTAATAAAATATAATATTTTAATTGTATATGAATACTTTAAATACTGCAACATCATTAATTACTAAATCAAGAGGTGCGCCACCCGTGCCTGCATTTCCAACTGCACAATCTAGTGTTCCTGGCATAGGAACATATAATTATGTAAGTATGGATGGGGCGAATTGTGTTTTTTCTACACGAGGAGAAATACCTGCTGGAAGCCCATACTCATATTTGTATTGGTCTAATGACTTTGGTGCTACATTAATTAGAGCAACAATTGGTGGGTCGGTTCAAAAATTTTTTGGATGTGTAGCGATATCTGGACAAAATGCAATTGCAATGGGTAGCGTTGGAACTCAGAATGCAACACCTAATTATTACTTATCCACAAATGCTGGCCAATCGTATACAGTTACATCAATCTCGCCAGGTGTCGCTGCGGTGGGGCCGGTCAACGAACCATATATTTCAATGGATGGGTCGAACGCAATCTGGGGTAGTTACTATCATGCTCCAAGATATTCATCTAATGCTGGAGCAAGTTGGACGGCGTCTACTGGAGGGCGTGCTGCCGTATCCGATGTAAAAATTTATGGAAATAATGCGTATTTCGGGACCTATGGCGCGAATGGCTTTTATTATTCAACAAATAAAGGTCAAAGTTTTACTAAAAACGCTACTGTAACTCGTGGTAAATGTATTACAAAATGTGGGTCAAACTTGTATATAGCTGGGTCAGGTAATATCTATAAATCAACAAACAATGGTGTAACTGCAAGCATTATAATGACACAAGCTTTAGGGGACCCTGCATCTATTACAAGTTTTCCAGGAACAAATGGTCATTTTGTATGGTTTGGAATTGACGGAAACTCTAGTAATTATTATACTAATAATGCGGATAGTTCTGGGACGGTGACTTGGACGACAGTTGAGAATGGTGCGAGAACCCCAAATACATCCGCAGCAAATAGTACAAGAATGCTTGCAGGTTCCGGTTATGGAGAATCGCTAGCTGGTATTTTTTGGGGTAGAAACGCATATATCACATAGTAAGCATTGCACACAAATTAAATCCGTTTTGCCAATATTGGCATGGTTGCGCCGTTAGACCAATTTTTGAACCAGGTTTCATCTGCAACAACTAGGGACCCAAGTTGTTTTCTTAATATAGACCATACACTTTGGTCGTTTCTATGGTGGCAAAATGTTTGGTCATTATGCAATTTTGACGGAGTATTATCAATTTGATGATAATTGCAACAAATAGAATACCATAAGTTCACTAAATTAACAGTGTGCGAGCATTTGCGAATAATAAATGCAGTCGCCATTAATTGACCGGTATTTTTAAGGGTATGTGCATTAAGATAATCAATGGTGTCCATTTTAGTCCATGTTTTTTCAAGATGTTCCATTTCAAAAGATAATAATCCGCGTTCATCTGCATTTACCATATTAAAATATTCAATAAGTCTGGGTATACCATTAACATTTAGTTCACACCCGGAGTCTGTATAAACTAGGATATCATTATCATTCATTTTTTCCAATTGTTTTTTTACAATGTAGGGTTTCCAGAGCCAATAACCGTATCCACACGAGTTATTTTCCATAAATTTGTGATGTATTCCCCAAAAGTCTGGGTCATTTTGTAAATAATCTTCCTTTAACCCAACAATATTATTAAAAATATTAAATGCGACGGCTTCTTTACAAATGCGGTCTACATTATTGTGATATCTATCACTTGGTCCACCAAAGGATAAAAAAGTAATTGACATGTATATAATGCATTCTGTAGGTTAGCCTTTAATATATTTACAACGCATTTATAATACCCAATAATTAAAACCCATTAAATTCTTCCTTTATTAAAACATCAAATTAAAAATCAGGTGCATCATTGAAGACCGCCGGCGAGGTAACCGCACTCATGGTCTCGCTAATGGCGGGGCTGATTTGTTCTACAATGTAGCAGCCGACGACCGCACTGATATATACTAACACGGTATCACGAACGAGCACTTTAAGTGGCTTACTTTCTTGTTCCACAAACCGCATCTCAATGAATTTGGTAATAAAAAACACGGCTGAAATAAATCCAGCAAATACGAATATATTATCCATTAATTTAATCTATTACATTCTTATAATAGATTAAACGCACTTGTTATACAATCATGAAATTACAATTCTTCAAACTCAATCAATTGTTCCTCAATCAATCCAATGTTGCGAGGTTCCAGGTCGTGAACGTCTAATTCGTTCAATGCGGCGTCATTGGTGTGAATAGTTAGCTTAAGATTTTCGCTGTTTAATTCATCCGTGATTTGTTGTTCAATCTGTCGCATTTTGCTGATATTTTCTAAAGTTTCATAATCTTTGGGTGCGTCGACTGCGGTATCAATATTGTAGGCATCGCGCGCCATGTCTACATTGTTGAATTTTAGCCCGCGCTCATTTTGTTCAACCGATGATGCATATCCGGTTATATCTTGAACAAGGGCCGGTGCTTGCGTGGTATCTTGAAGGGGCGCGACGGGGGCTGGCGCATCTACGATTTGTTCTTTTACTTCCACTTCAATGTTTTCTTCCACGCTTTCGTCCATGTATGCGCGCAGAATACTTTCCACGGGGATACTTTCGCGCACGGTATTTAGGACGCATTCTTGGACGATGATTTCAAGCTCTCTGTTATTTTTTTGAATTTGTAGAGGTTGAATATTCAATTCAAAGAGGTAGACGTTTTTGTATAGTTTTCGCGCGGAGTTGATGTATGCTTTGTGAATAAAGTCCGCGAGTTTGGGAATGTTCACGTCAATCTTTTTTTGTTTTTGTCCACTGCGCATGGCGGTTAACAATTTCAATTGTATGATGTGAACACAAGTGACTAATTCTTCTAAATATTTGCAGCAGCTTTTCTCAATAATGCGGGAGCACTCTACATCAATGATGGTGGCGTTCCATTTGGGGATGCGTGTAATAAAGTTTTGGAACGTCATTAGATATTTGTCGTGTTCGTTGTTTTCTTTGCAGATTTTGAGCGACTCGTCAAAAATGGATTTAAAGCCTTCAATAATGAGTGGCGTTAAAATGGTGAGCAGACGCGCGCCCCATTCATTCTTTGACTCGTGCAAGCTGGATACATTAAAATCATCCATTTACATAAAAGATATATTTTCTAAACTCACATTTGAACTAATAAACACGAAATTCAAGACAAACATAATGAGAAGTTTTTCATTTCTAAACTCTTTTTTGATTTTATTGAATGCAAATAGGAGTTCATATCGTTTTACTAAATCTAGGTCCGGCAAAAATGTGGGTTGTTCAATGAGCGCCATTATATCTAAAGCACTGTAACCTTTTTCATAAATCTTTGCGGATAAGTCGCGTAAAACAATGGATAACTTGTCTGTCTTGGTCTCATCTACTGTTTCACAAGTGGGTTGGGTGTCCGCCAAGATGGTTTTTTTAAGCCAATCGGTGGTGGTTACGTTTTTTTTGAACAACTGTTCAATATTGTATTTATGGAGATTGATTTGTCTGCCCAAGTGAACTGGGTCCGGAATGTAAATTTCACAAAACCGGGACAACACCGGTTTCAGCAGTTTATACTTGTCTTCCACGATGATAAAAAACCGGGTGTTATGACTAAAGAGTTCAATGCATCTGCGTAGGGCGGATTGCGCGTCAATCGTTAATTTATCCGCGTTCAACATAATGATGCTTTTAAATATGTCGCCGCCGTTAGAATTGATGTGTGTTTTGGCGAAGAATTTCAAATCGTCGCGAATAAATTTGATGCCCTTGCCGTGCGCGCAGTTGACATACATGACAAAGTCTTTAATTTTGTGTTTGTTGTTGTCGTAGATGAGGTTAATAAAATTA